ACCGGAACCGATAAAACCCCCGTAGATAGTGTCAAATCGGTAAATGTACCGGCAGCAGGAGACACACTACCAATAGTGGTGCCATCTAATTTAGAAGCAGGCAGCGTTACGAACACGTTTTTAGTACCGGCAGTAAAAGATACAGCCGCATCAGCATTGGAGCTGGAGTACACTGTGGTTCGCACAAGCGTGGTGGCCCCTGATAAAGTGCCTAGGCCCAATTCCCATTCAGCGGCAACCGTATTGAAGATCGCGTAGAACGTAGTGTTACCTACAGCCACGCCGCTATTAAACGACTGATAGCCAGAAGGCGCGCCAGCCAAGGTCAGATTACCTGTGCCGGTTGTAGTGGTCGTCTCTAGGACGCGATCATTAAGTACGAATGCCATTTTTTACTCCGAAAGATTTACCAACCTGCCATATCGGCGTACTTCTGCCCTTCAGGGCCGGTGTCTGCTAAGAATTCTTCTTTTTCACCAGCCGCATAGTTGCGACACTTTACACGACGAAGCTCCACTTCAGTAGCCTCAAGCCATGTGGCTTCCAGCGTGTTCGACTTAATGTCATGGCATACGGCAGCTAAATAAATCATGCGACTGCTCCCCGAATAATCGTGAAATTGATGACGGGGGCATCGGAAGCCGTGCCGCCAGTAGTGCGAAATGTTATTCTAAAACTGCCAGCAGCCACCGCTGTCACCATTAAATCGTATAAGTTGGTTCCGGAGCGTTGACTAAGGACGATGGTATCTTCAATGGCTACTATGCTGTTATTAACGGTAAAACTAGCAGCGGTAGTAGAGCCTGCCGCCGTAAACATTGTTATAGCGCCGGTAGGTTTATTTAAAGTAACGGCGGTGGTTCTATTTGTAAGCTGCGTTACCGTACCGCCAGAACCTACGCCGTAACCAATACCGCCTGTTGCGGTATTCATTTCAAAATCAGCTTGGTTTAGCTGAACGGATGCTGCGCTTGTAACACTATTTCCTACAGTACCTGACGGATAGGTTCCAAGCGTAATAGACCCCGCAGTCTGCGCAATGCTAATAACCGCGCCAAACCCAGTAGCGGCATACTTAGCTCCTACACCGTCAACATAAACATTTGCGTAAAGTTGATAATTACCGTTTGCCGTGTTTGTGTTAATAGAGTTGTTATTAGCTATCTGTAAAACACTACGGCCAGCATCCCAGCTTGGGTTTACAGTCGCATCAAGCCCGATATTACCGTTAGCATCTTGGTATATAGCCTTACCTGCTGGGTAGGTACTAAACACAAACTTATTACCCGCACCAAACGACACTAAAGAACCCGCGTTAGACGAGGCTAGTACAGTGGTTCTGGATAATGTTGTGCCCGATGTTGTGTAGGTGCCAATGCCTACTTCCCAGTCTCCAGTTGCCGGGTCTGTAATGGTGTAGTAGGTCGTATTGGTGTTACCAATCGCGGAAAAGGACTGATAGCCCGTAACAGCTCCGGCAAGCGTGACTGTGCCCGTACCGGTGGTGGTCGTTGTTTCCTGTACCCGATCCGCGATTACCAATGCCATTTACAGTCCTTAAGCAATACGGATGATTGCGTCAGTTGCGTAAGCTGTTGGGAAGATGATGGAGAACGTACCCGCTGTTGAAATCTTGTCCGAACCGAAGTCCAGTACACACACCGCACGATTAGCGTTTGTGCTGTTATAGATCAGTGCGCCGCGTGCTGTGATTGTAGCCGTAGTAAACGACAAGTCAGCGAAGTCCGTAAAGCCCGTAGTACCGGACACAACAACACCTTGATTAACAAGCGTGCCGCCACCGGCTGAGTATGAGCCACTGTTAGGCACTTCATCCGTAGCCGAGTAGGCCGTGGTTGACGCATTGATGGTAGCCGCGCTGGTGTACAGCGCCAGCTTAAAAGTGTTACCAGCAGCATCGAAGTTATGCAGCGATTGTAAGATTTCGCCCTTGAACGACGAACACATTGCTTGGGTAATTGCCATGATAGTTCCTTTAACCTAAAAGTTTGACAAGCTCCGGATGTCCGGCTGCCTGAAATTTTGCTGCTAGTGTTGTACGCTCAGACTGCACTGCTTCGGTCAAGTAGTGAATAAGCACGGTTCTGATATTTGCCCTAAATGCTTCAGCTTGCTCACGCACTGCTGGATGGGAATTACCCCCAACATAGATAATACGGTCAAGCGCACGCTCAGCCAGTTCTTCTGGAGTCCAACCTCGATTGTCAGCCGTCTCAACACGAAACGTGCCTACACTTGCTGTTCCTAAATTTGTCATTTGACTGGATACCTTACTTGAGGTGTTCTGTACATGTCTTGGCGATTCTTACCTTCAGCGTACTGTTTCAACAGCAGCATGGCATCATCGTACCGCTTTTGGTACATAGCCATAATATCTACTTCGCCCTTCATGAACGTGTACGCTTCTATTAAGCAGCCATACAACAGTACAAACGGGAAATTAGTAGACAGCCACGTGTTGTTGGCAGTGACAATAGACTGTGGGTAAAAGAAGTAGTGCAGCTCCATCTCGTACGGCAGATCAGGCGTTGGTCCTAGAATGTAGGACGTTTGGTCAAACATGGCGTAGTACTTTGGCTTACCTGTCTCATTTGGATTTGGGTAAGCTTGGCGTATGAAGTTGACATCTTTGTTTAGCAGATACTCGTAGTCCCCTGTGGAAGGGTCAATAGACGCTAAAGAAAAGTTTGCCAGCCAGTCAGCCGGAACGGTAAGATACTTGTTGTTAGCCGTACAGTACCCCGTAGCGTTGCTGCGTAAATCCAGCAACTGCACCGAGTTATAGACGCGTCTTTCCGCTTGCTCAACGAAAAAAGGTATGGACGCAATAAACGCAGGGTCGTAGTTCTGCGTGTACGTTTCTATGTCAGCAACAAGTTCTGCGTAGTTCATGCTTATGCCATCGGGCCGCGGGCCATCAAGCCCTTAGTAGCTGCGCCGGTGCCACGAACTTTGATACCGGTTGTCTTTACATCATCTGCTGCTGGGTCGCCCAAACTTACACGTGCAGCGGCTTTACCGGGCTTGAACTCGGCAGCGACTTGCTTAGTTGGGTCAGCAGGTTTGTTCATCTTCATAGGGCCTCCAGACATGCTATGCGGCTTTGCATAAGCAGCCGCCTGCTTATTATTGATCTTGGCCATTACTTGCTCTTTTGGTTGGCTACACGCGCCAAATTGCGGCCGGACTTTTTCATCTCAGCCGTAGTCACACCGCCTTTTTTCATGCCGTGCATCTTTTTTTCGTGGACCTTAACTTCTTTATCCGCGATTTGCTTCACTTCTTTTTTGTCCATCATCTACTCCTAAGTAGTCGTGATTGTAACAGTTCCTACCGCGCCGACTGCTACTAGATTGTTTGGGGTCAAACCGCTATCAAAACCACTAGCGCCACCGACAGGATTCCATCCCCACTGAATGCTTCTACTGCCTTCACCAATACTGCCATCAGCCAGCAAACCAGACTGCACGTAGCTTATATCAGGACGTGGATCACGCACACCTTGCGGATCGTCAACTGGATACATACCCAACTGCAACTGAGGATGATCTGGGTCCCAGCAAGTAGGGCACACCAGAAGGTTGTAGTTCTTTGTCTTGATAATCTCTTTGCGCAGCATGGTCAGCTTGTAGCGAAAGCCGCAGCGATCACACTCCGCAATTGAATTCTTACCGGATGAAAACCGGTTACCCATTACATACCGCCAATAAACATCTGACGGGGGACAAAACGAACCGCTGCCGATTCTTGGTCTTGTCCAGCCGCGATTAACCAAGCCTCATCGTACTGGGACTTAAGGATGTCTAAACGCTGTAGGCCATCAGGTACTTTTAGTGCGATGTAGTACGACAACCCAGCCACTAATGGCGGGATCATACGGAAAGGGACATCCATCGTGCCGGAGCCACCAGCAGCGTTCTGGATGCGGCGCATGCGCCAATAGACGAACTGATACGTCGTGCCCACATTCGGGGTCGGCCATACCGTGATGCTTTGCTTCTGAACCAGCTTAATCGGGTCACTAATCAGGTGTATGGCAGCCGTTGTGCCGTCCTGACCACGCGTGCAGTTAAGTAGCTGCGCTGGGGTTGAACCGGAAGCTGGGGTTGTTTCGTTGTAGCCGATAAGCTCTGTGCCGATACGGATGAAGCCGGCCGTAGGAACACCGACCAGTGACGTGACTGGAATCTGCGTAGCTGTACCAGAAATACCGGCAGCCAGTACGCCTGCAAGCGGGGCATCTTGGCCAGTCAAACGCTGTACCCATACTTGGATTGGACGGCCTTGCGTCAACTTGTTTGGGATCGTGGCATACGTAGGCATGCTGATCCGCGTAATAGTCAGGTCTGCTTGGCTGCTTGGGGAATTCGCATTTGTGCGAATAACATGGTCCAGTAGATCAACTGTATCGTCAGGAAGTGCATAGGTAGGCTGCCCCGCTACGAGTGTGATGGTGTTCTGCTCGAACGTCCACATGTTGACGCCACGATTCGCCCAGTCGGCAAAAAGCAGATTCAATGAACGGCGGGCAGTCTTAAGGTCGTAACCAGTACGCAACTCTGATCCGGCGCGCTCGAACGCTTCCTCAACAATTTCGTTAAGGTCAAGTGTGAAATTAGCTACGCCGGATGTTGTCATTTAATCTTCTTAGACGTTGGCGGGTGACTGCAAGCGCAACCACCCTTCTTATACAGCTTCACGGGTTCATTACCATCGCGCTTCTTGATGGCCTTGATTTTAACAGGGTTCATTGCCCCCATACCACGTGATGCACGCATGTTAACGCTTACCGCCGCGTTTAGCGCCAGTTTGAATACCTACGGATGGGCCGGAATCGCCGAGGTTTTTACCCTTGGTTTTACCTTTAGAAGCCACGCCGTCAGCAGACTTATGGCCGGCAGCCAGACCGCCCTTAGCAAACTTAGGCATCATCTTTTTGTCGGCAGCCATGTCCTTCTTGGAACCCTCTTTCACGCCTTTTTTCTCAACGTCTTTTTTAGACTTCTCGAATTTAGCAAATGGGTTTACGCCTTTTGTAGCCATACCGCCTCCAGATTTTGTGAATTCTTTACCCACTGATTGTGGGACGCCTGCTGCTTTTGCAAACTTTGGATTGTGGGCCACAGCTTGCATGAATTTTTCCTGCTTTTTAGATACCGCAGGCATTACAGCATCCGGCCTTTTGTCTTGCCTCGTACAGCGATACCGTCAGCGCGGGAAGATGCGGAGCCGCCTTGTGCCATTTTTTTCACAGGCTTTTTAGGCGGTGTGTATGGTGGGGCAGAACCCATATCAGGGTCGCTTGGAGGCAACCCTTTGTCAGCGGTGTAGATTTCCGCAACGCCTGTATCGCCGGCTGGGCGTTTAGTATCTTTAGCCATTAGTACATCCGTCCTTTAGTTTTACCGCGAACGGCGCAGCCGTCAGCACGTTTTGAAGCGGAAGAAACGGCCGAACCACCTGAAGCCATTTTCTTTACTTTACCACCGCGTTTGAAGTTAGGGTTACCTTCATCGGCGAAGCTGGATTCTTCCATGTTCCTAGGTGCGCGGCTAGAGTCTGCTGCTGCGTCTTCTGCGTCCATACGGGCAGTTCTACCCATTGAAGGCTCTTTGCGCTCAGCGGCTTTTTTTACTTCTTTTGCGGCGCGAAGGCCTGCCAGTGCGCGTGCGCCCGCTTTAACAAGAGGACCGCCAACTAAAATTGATTCTGGATGTACACCTTCTAGAGCACCCTGACGCGCATCGGGCTTAGTTGCAGCGGCGCGAATTAAACGACTTGTTTCAGCGGCAGATTCATCAGGGCCTTTGTCTGATTTCGCAGGTGCCGCTTCGCCTTTGATGTCCGTGGTGTACTTCTTACCATTGAACTCGAAGGTCTTCTCGCCACGTGCGCGGTTGCGTTTAAACGCATCGCCGAATGTTTCTCGTTTCAGGCCGGTACTGCCGCCTTCGTCAAATTTTCTAATCTTGGCCATTA